ACCGTGGGACCGGATGTTCTGGGACCCGCATTCAGCGGAGCATGACTTCTCGGACTGCCTCTATCGCGGCCTCGTCCTGTGGAAAGACAAGACCACAGCCGAGGATATGTACCGCGACAACCCCAAGGCTCTGGAGACCATAAACAGCACGTTCGACAACGCCAAGGCAGGCGAGAGCTACGACGACAAGCCCCGCAGCCAGTGGGTCGATGCAAGCCGGAAGCGTATCCGCATCGTCCAGATCTGGTGGAAGGAGATGGGCGACGTCATGTGGGCCGAGTTCGTTCAGGGTGGTATCCTGGATGGCGGTCCGAGCCCGTTTGCCGATGACAATGGCGACCCGTGCGATAACTTCGTCTGGTCGTCCTGCTACGTAGACCGGGATAACAACCGTCACGGCATCGTCCGCGACATGATTGACCCGCAGGACGAGGTCAACAAACGCCGCTCCAAGTCGCTGCACCTCCTGACCATGCGTCAGGTCGTGGCGGATGAGGGCGCGGTTCAGGACGTCGAAAAAGCCAAGCGGCAGATTGCTCGCCCCGATGGCTGGATCACCAAGACGCCGGGTCTGGAACTGGAGATTGTCCAGAACCAGGACTTGTCGTCAGGCCAGATGGCGCTGCTTCAGCACGCGACGGCTGAACTCGAGAAGATGGGGCCTGACGAGATCCTATCTGGCCGTGGGGCTGCGACCTCAGGCCGTGACAGGCAGGCCCAGCAGCAAGCCGCCATGATCGCCCCCGGGGCCATTATGGACGATCTGATGTGGCTGGACGCCCGCTGCTACAACCTCGCCTGGACGACGGTACAGAAATACTGGACGGCGCCTCAGTTCATCCGGGTCACGGATAACGAGGATGCTCCGAAGTTCGTAGGCCTCAATGAGCCGATGATCGACCAGGCTACGGGCCAGATGGTCGAGATGCGGAACAAGCCGGCAGAGATCGACGTCGACATCATCATTCAGCCTGCGCCCGATACTGTGGCGATCGAGCAGGAAGTCTGGACCGACTTCGTGACCCTGCTGCCGACGCTGGTGAACATGCCGCCGCACCTGCAGGAGTTCTCGGTTGAACTCTCGCCGCTGCCGTCGTCACGCAAGCGGGTGCTGATCGAGAAGCTGAAGACGGTCGTTCAGCAACAGCCGCCTGATCCGATGCAGGTCCGGGCTGTCGAGGCCGAGGTCAAGGGCAAGGAAGCGACGGCTGCCAAGACGATGGCTGAAGCACAGAAGCTGCTGATGCCGGAAGCGCAAAAGCAGGCCGATCCGTTCGAGGTGCAGAAGGCGCAGGCCGAGAACCAGCTCAAGGCTGGTGAGCTTCAACTGCAGGCGCAGGAACAGCAGATCAAGGGCCGCGAGCTGGACCTCAAAGAGGCCGAGCTAGCACAAAAGGCCAATGAGATGGCCTCCAACGAGCGGATCGAGATGGCGCGTTTGGCTGATGCGGCAGACGCCCGCCAGCAGGAGCGTGAGCGCGCCTTCATGGAAGCGGCTCGCACGGCTCAGGAATCGGCCAGCGCTGCACAGGCGCAGCCCGCACAGGCAGCAGAGCCCCAAGCCCAGCAGCCGGATCGTGGAATGGAAGCGGTCGGCATGGGCCTTCAGGCGATTGCCGAGGTCATGGGCCGCCCGAAGCAGGTTCAGCGTGGACCTAACGGCGAAGTCACAGGGATAGGCTGATGTCAAAGGGCAATACGTTTGAGAACGACCTGCTTTTGCTGGTCTTTAACAACACCGCAGCCGCGCTGATCGGTGATGCATCGGGCTTGCAGCCGTCAGCCACGGCGGGCTCGCTATACGTCGCGCTGCACACAGCTGACCCCGGCGAAGCAGGCAACCAGACCACGAACGAAGCCGCCTATGGCAGCTATGCGCGTGTGGCCGTTGCGCGCTCTGGCGCTGGGTGGACGGTGGCCGGTAACGCCGTCACGAACGCTGCGCTGGTTCAGTTCCCGCAATGCACAAGCGGATCGGAAACGGAGACGTATTTCTCCATCGGCACAGCCTCGGCGGGCGCGGGAAAAATCCTATACAGCGGCGCGCTGTCAGCCTCACTCGCCGTCAGCTCAGGCATTCAGCCGCAGTTTGGCGCCGGTGACCTTGACGGAACTGAGGACTGAGCGTGGCGGGCTTCCGTAACCTTCGCGCTTGGGCTGGTGCTGAAGACCTCGGCCAGTTCCACGTTACGAGCTTCCGTAAGGCGGTGTCGTCTGCTGCGACGACGACTAGCGCATGGATCGACTACAGCTACTTCCCGGGCTCGCCGGTCGCCAACTTCTACGCATCTTCGCCGCTTGAAGCTGCCGAGCTGGAAACCTCGCGCGGCATTTACGTGCCGACGGTTGCTCCGGCAACGCAGTGGCTGCGCAATCTCAAGCTGATGAGTGGGGCGAGCAGCGCGACGAGCACGACAAACGGACGCCAGCAAATCGTGCTGGCAGATATTCTGCTCTACTACCCGTTCATCGATACGGACGCGGTGGGTGAACAGCAGGACATGGTCAACACGGCGACGATCCCTCGCTATACGAGCGGGCGGGTGATCGCGGTGGGCCAGTCGGCATCTTCGACCTTGGGCCGGTTCACCTTTAGCTATACCAATCAGGACGGGGTCGCGGGCCGGACGAGCCAGAACCACTTCACTTTCGTGGTGGCTGGCGGCGGGCAGGTCGTGGCCTCAAGCGTCCAGAGCGCTGCGAGCTTTCATCCGTACCTGGCGCTTCAGGCTGGAGACAGCGGCGTCAAATCGATCGAGAGCGTGACCTTCACGGCGGGCGGCGGCGGGCTGATGGCTTTGGTCATCGTTCAGCCCTTGCTGGAGTGCTTCGTCACGCAGGAAAGCCGCAGGACGACGAGCGGCAACCTTGAGACTTATGGGGCGTGCAATGAGTTCGCCTCGGTGATCCACCACAGGCCGCGCCAGATCAAAGACGGCGCAGTTATCAACCTTTTCGCAGCCGGTCACGCTGGCAGCCTTGCTTCGTCGATACTGGCGGGCGTTCTCGAAACAACGTGGAATTGACGGATGGGCTGGAGTTCACAGGACGATCTGATCAACCAGCTCACCACGAACGGCAAATATGGCAACGTCTTCTATAACAAGACGCTGGCGTCTGCGGGCACGGCGGGTCACTGGACCCTGTTGGCTGGCCATGCGGGTACCCCTGCGGCTGCGACCTTCGCGGGCTCTGATCTCACCTATGTGGCGACCGATGACACATGGTCGGAGGGTGCGCCTTACCATGGCGGCGATGTCTCGACGGCGACAAAGCACTTTCTGAGCGCTGGTGCGGCGGTTGTAGCTGCTGCGGGTGCGCCCTGGTATCTGATGGCGATTGACCTCGTGGGCTATGTGCCCCTCTCGGGCGCGAACGTTTCTTCGACCGGCACAAAGACCGTGACCATGACCGCGCTGGGATCTGGCGGGGGCACGGGCGATCGGTATCCGAATGGCGAAGGCCTCCGCCTGTTCGTGGCGGCGGATACGGCGCTGGGCGCTAACGCGCCGACCTGCATCGTGAACTATCTCGACACGGGCGGCGGGGCAGGGGCGACCACAACCTTCACGTCGACCGCCTCTCTTGGTGTCGGTCAGCTGCTGAACTCAGGGACCGCGGCGAACAAGTACAACCCGTTCCTGCCCCTTGCTACGGGCGACACGGGCGTCTCGGACATCGTCTCGCTGGTCTGGGCGGGTACGGCTCACGCTTCGGGAACCGTAATCATCGGACTCTGCAAGCCGCTGTGGACGATTCCGATCCCTGCGACAGGCCTCTATACGAAGCTCGACTTCGTCAACGCGTTCCCGTCGCTGCCCCGGATCAGGGATGGCGCGAATATCCAGTTCCTCATGTTCCAGACCGGCGCCACGACTTCCGCCGGCACGATCATGGCTGACTTCGATTACGGCTTCGGCGGCTAATGGCTCTTCTTCAGAACGGCTTCCGGGATGCCTCGGCTGGCGTTCGCATATTCGGGGCCACGGCAAGTAACAACGCTTACCCGTCGGCGCTGCAAAGGAACAACGACCAGACCGGACCAAAGCGGAACATTTTCACGGCGGAAGGGTATTCGGCCAAGGCAGGCATCCCCGCTGGTCACCTGCATCCTTCAAGCTGGGTTCTGCCGCAGAAGGCGGGCGGGCTATCCAGCCATAGCGAGTCGATCGGCGTTGCGAGCTGGTCAGGCTCAATCGCAGCAGGCCGGAATATCGCGGCGACCTTTGCTGGCGCTGCCACGTTCACGGGCGTTGGACAGCTTGTCGTCTCGGGTGTTGGCTCCTTCGCGGGTGTTGCAGCCTTCGCAGGCAACGTCACGGCGGCGCTCGGAGCGGCGGGGACATTCGCAGGGGCTGCAAGCTGGTCGGGTTCGACCACGGCAATTGCGCACGCGGTTGGGTCATTTGCTGGTGTCGCGTCGTTCGAAGCGATCCGGTACGCGACGGGATCAATTGCGGGATCATTCGCCCCGGCCGTCACGCTGGAGGCTGCGGGCTTCTCGAGCTACCTGCTGGATCAGGAGGACGTTGAAAGCGGCCTGACGCTGAGACAGGCGCTGCGGCTAGTAACAGCAGCGACGGCTGGCAAGATCAGCGGCGGGGGCACGTCGACGATCACGATCAGGAATGCGGTTGTGGATGGCGTCGACCGGATCACAGCGGACGTCGATTCTGCGGGCAATAGAACGTCGATAACTTACGACCTCGACTGATGGCTAACTTCTTCTCATCCGAGTATTTCGCGGCCGTTTTCTTCAAGGCGATGGGCGGTCAGGAAACTGACGCCGATCCCAACGCCCTGTCTGGCAGCTTTGCTGGTTCGTCCAGCTTCTCGGGTGAGCTGACAGCTACTGTAACAACCCTCGCGGATGACGGGAGCCCGGCACAGCGTCCGGCACGCCCCGAAGAGATCAAGAAGTACCGCGAACAACGGGAGAGAGTCGAACGGGCGCTGCGCGAGCACGCCGACCGCCTGGCTGGATGGAAAGCCCCGCAGAAGGAGCGGGCAGCACCAGTCACGACGCCTCTTGAGCTCGTTGAGCTACCGGCAGTTGCCAAAGTCCCGAGCGACCCATGGCGTCTGCCTGAGCCGATTGCGACACCGCCTGCGAAGCCCGCCCGCCAAGGACGGCGCGCACCGGTCGAGACGGTTGATGTAGCGGCCATAGAGGCGGCGCTGGCTGCGGAACGTGCGTTCGTAGCTCTACAGCGTGAGGCCCAACTACAGGCGGCGATCCAGGCTGCCGAGATCGAGGCTGCGCGACGCCGCGAGGAAGAAGAACTTATCGTGCTGGTGATGGCGGCCTGAGCTAGCAAACGGAGGTGGATTCAGGTAGGTTTCGGGGATGGAAAACTTACGACACGTCGGCCCAAAAGCGGAGCCTGAAACGGTTGACGAATACCTTGTCCGGCTGCGCGAGAGTTCGCGCGGGGCGGTAGTCCGCATCATATCTGCCGAGCTTGCAAAGGGCGGCGAAATTGCGAGCAGGGATGCCGACACGGGAAGCCTGCTCCGGGCGATCACGGATGACGTGACCGCCAATGCAGGCGTGCTTACCCACGACGAATGGTTTTCTCTGGTCTTCGAACTCGGTTCGTATTTCCGTGACGAATGGAGCTTCGAATGAACGAGCAATGGACGCCAGAGCAGATCAAGGCGCTGATTGCGGAAGCACGGGAGCCGTTTTCGCAACAGGCCATGAAATACGTGAAGCTGCTGAGCGACAGACAGCAGCAGCACGAATTGAAGGTGGCTGCGAAATTCTACGGCGGCCCCGCCGGCGGGAGCATGAAGGACTGATGAGCGCGCCAACAGTGGACGAGTTTGCGGAAGCTGTTCGTGAGCTTCTTGAGTACGCAGACGGCATGAGCCTCAAGACTGGCGTCAGGTTTGATAAACTGTTGCTTCGCCACGAATTGGGCAAGCCCGAGCCCGATCAGGCCGCAGTGAAGAGGCTGACCGAAGAGATCGCTTTCGCTGAGAACTACGGGAAGCAAGACTGATGAGCGCCTCCGATACCAAGGTATTCGAACACTGGTCTGAAGATGGAAAAACATCGTTGCAGGTGTTTTCCCATGAGGATGGTCGCGTGGAGGTTGCCCTTCAGCGCAATGGCGTCGGCGCTGAGATCGAAGTAGGCGACTTTGCAGTTGACGAACTGATTGCAGCTCTGATGCGTGCTGGTTCGCAGTGGAGTCGAGACACGATCGCGAAGACCATTCAGTCTGGACGGGCGCCAATAGCGATCAACAGGATTGTGGTTCGTGGCGCTAAGGTGAACGAAGACTAGGGCAGCTGCCGCAACTCAAATTCACAGCATGCAAGAGCCCCGCTGTGCAACCCGGCGGGGCTTTTTCACATCAAAGAACACGAAGGCCTCGCTCAACAGCGGGGCCTTTTTCGTAGCCGCCGCCGGGCTCAACGGGCGTGACACGGGCCGCCGCCGTTAACGGGCGCACATGCCGCCGCCGGGCTCCGGGCGAAGTCGTGACGCCAACGCAATTCGAAAGGGCGCCTTTATGAGCACTGACCGAACCTCGATGGATGACCTGCTGTCTCGTCGCGTAGTCGATGAGCGGGAAAAGAGCCCGGATGATGCGCCGAGCGGTTCAATTGCGGAGAGCAATGAGCCCGAAGCGTTTACCGACACCGAAGCTCTGCCCGACGACACCGCGCAGCCAGCAGCAAGGACGGAAACCCAGCCTGCCAAGACCGACGCCGAACCGGCCAAGCCCTCTGCTCAGGCAGATGACGACACCGGGACGGAAACCAACGGCTTGCCTCGCGCTTTCCATGCGCGCGTCAAGGCTGCGGATGAACGCAAACGCCTCGCAGAAGAACGCGCCACAAAGCTGGAGCGGGAAAATGCGGAGCTACGCCGTCGCTACGAGCAGGGACAGCAACAGCCCGAAGCCTACCAGGACGATACCGATCAAGGTCAGCCGGAGATCAACGTAGATCCCCAGCTGCATGCAACTCGCCTCTACTACTCAGAGCGTGAAGCAAACCGCGATTTCGGCGCCGAACAGGTGGCTGAGGCCAAGGCATGGGGTCAGGATATCTGCGCGACCAACCCGCAATTCAACGCGGCGGTCTTCCAGCATCCCGATCCGATCCGTTTCGTCATCGAGCAGTTCCGTAAGGTTCAGGTCGAACAGCAGCTCGCAGAGCATGGCTGGGACCTCGACAAGCTGGTGAAAGCCCGCGCAGGCGCTCTTCAGACCCAACCCGCACCGGCAACTGCGCCGGCAGCGTCACACACCGCCCAACCCACCCAGCCTCAGCCTCGCATGCCGAATGATTTCGCTTCGTCGAACTCAGGCGGCGGGCGCGTGAACGGCGACAACGCCGGACCCACGCCGCTCAGCGAACTTCTCAGCGTCAACGCGAGACGGCGTTAACCCGGCACTGCCGGCCGCTGTCTCATCCCAACATCATGGAGAATGAACCATGGCCGATACCAGGCCAGCGACCGGCATGAATCCCACCCAGTGGGACGACAAGTACAACCGCGAGTATTTCCAGGAGAACCCCTTCACCGCCGTAATGGGCACCGGGCCGAACTCGATCATCCAGATCAAGGAGGATTTCTCCAAGGGCAAGGGTGACAACATGACCGTCAACCTCGTTGGACGCATGTCCGACGATGACGGCGTGGAAGGCACCGACATGCTTGAGGGGAACGAGGAGGAGATGGATACCCGCTCCTTCAACTTCACCATCAACAAGCGCCGCAAGGCGATCCGCATCCCGGAGATGTCGGAATATCGTTCCTCGATCAACCTGCGCGACGCCGCCCGCGACGTCCTCATGGACTGGTCGCAGGAGAACACCAAGAAGCGCATCATCACGGCGCTGGGCTCGATCAACGGGGTCACGTACGCCTCGGCCTCGGAAGCCCAGAAGGACGCCTGGCTGGTGGACAACGCTGACCGCGTCCAATTCGGCAAGCTGCGCTCTAACGGCGTGTCGAACGATCACTCGACAGCCCTCGCCACCATCGACAATACCGATGACAAGGCGACGGCAGCGCTGGTCAGCACGCTCAAGCGCCTTGCGCTCGCGCGCCGCACAACGGCCGGCAAGCGGAAGATCCGTCCGATCCGGGTTGAAGGTCAGAACCGCCGTTACTTCAAGCTGTACTGTGGCCCACGCGCGTTCCGCGACCTGTCGAATGACGCAACCATCATTCAGGCCCAGCGCGAAGTCACTCTGGCGCAAGAGAACAACCGCCTGTTCCAAGGCGGCGACCTTCTCTGGAACGGTGTCATCATCCACGAAGTCGATGATATCGAAGCTCTGACCGGCGTCGGCAACGGCGGCATCGACGTCGAGCCGATGTGGCTCTGTGGCGCTCAAGCCCTTGTCTACGGCATCGGCAAGCGCTGGAAGTCCAAGACCAAAGAGTTCGACTATGGCGACAAGTTCGGCGTCGCGATGGAAGAAATCTGCGGCATCCACAAGTCGCGCTACGGCTCGGGCGCCGACGACACCAGCGATCTCGTCGATCACGGTGTTGTCTCTGCGTACGTTGCCGCGGTTGGCGACGCCTAATCCCTGACCTCAACAACACAATCATGAAAGGCTAGGGAACAATGGCTTTCCCAACTGTCGACTACGATCTGTCCAACCGGACGGACGTGCCCTCCAGTCTCGGGGGCAAGGCGATCCAGATGGTTCGCTTTTCCAAATCGATCACGACGGCCATGTTGGCTGTCGGCATCGTCACCAAGCTCGGTGAACTTCCGACTGGCTCCCGCATCGTCGGTGGCTATCTGGAAGTTCCCGACCTTGATTCCAACGGTTCCCCGACGCTTACGATCGATATCGGCTACCGCGCCACTACGACGACGGATGACGATGTCGATGGCATTCTGGACGGGGCAACCACCGGCCAAGCGGGCGGTCTCAACACGACCTTCCTCACGGCAGGCGTGGACCGTCAGTTCGCATACGACTCGGACATCACCTTCACGGCGGCGGCTGGAGCGGCGACAGCCGTTGCCGGCACTGTGGTTCTGGTGCTGTTCGTGGTGCTCCCGTAATGCGGGCGCGGTTCAAGGGTGACCCGAACCGCAATGGAGAGGGGCCGGAGGTTCTAGAAGCCTTCGGCCTCACCTTCCTCAAAGGCGCCTGGGTCGGGGTCGATGACCTCGACCCGGTGTCGCTGAGAAAGCTTCAAGGCAATTCGCACTTCGAAGTTTCTGAGGGCAAGGCTGGCAAGGGCCAACCCGCTGCTGCGGCAACTCCTGCAGCTGAGCCGGTCAAGCGTGGTCGCAAGGCTGCTGCTGACAAACCTTCCATCGCTGACGCACCAGCCAAGTCGGAAGACGACGACTGGGGCGACCTGGACCCGGAGGCATAGGTGGCTGACGCGTCGCTGGCGACCCTGCGGAACCGTGTTCTGCAAAAGCTCAAGGTTCTCTCTGGCGCTGATACCGCCAATGCCGAGGACTCGACGCTGGTTGAAGGCGTCATTGCGTCAGTGAACGAGAAGCTGCGGGACAAGTCGATCTGCTACTGGCCGGATTCGGCTACTCCGCAGGCCGTGCTTGAAGACCTCGCAGCTTATGTTGCTTGCCATTGCGCTGAGGACTTCATGAGCGATGGCGAGGCGACGGCATTCCGTCAGAAGAACGAGGATCGGGCTGAGGCTCAGCTTCGCCGGCTGACGTCGAGCAATGAGCGTGTCGACCGCCCGACGCGGGCAGATTTCTACTGATGCGCGCAGCCCTTGCTACCTCGGCAGCGTCGGCCCTTGTTCTGGGCCTGCCGGCAAAGCGATGCCACAATGTCTATGTGGAGCCTAATCCTAACGACCCTGTGCGCAAGATCGCGCTGGTAGAGGCTCCAGGAACGCTGGCGCGAGAGGATTTCGCAGGCGCGGTGCGCGGTATGTGGCAGGCGGATGGCCATGCTTCTGGCAAAGTCCTGATCGCGCAGGGAACGACGCTTTCGACGTTCGATCCGGCCACCAATACAGATAGTTCGCTCACCGGATCGATCGCAGGCACAGACTGGGGCGATTTCGCCTTCACGGAGACGGAAGGGTTTGGCCTGTTCAATGGTCAGCCGTACGTTTCGGATGGGACAACCATTCGTCGGGCCAGCGACGGACTGCAGGATGATCCGAACCTTGTCATCGGCTCAACGCCTGCCAACGTCGCCACGGGAGCCTTCGACTATTCAATAGCGGGCGTTGCCTATTCCAAGGGCGCTGTAGTCGCTGGAACGGCTCCGGGCAATGATGTTGTGCCCCTCGGTCTTTATGGAGCTGTGGCGCTGGATATCGATGCGGCCGGGACCATCACGGCGATTGAGGCTCCGGCCAACGCGACGGGTTATGCCACTGCCGTCCTGGCTGCTGCTGCGCTGCCAACGGTCGTCAGCACGCGGGTGCGGATTGGGTATGTCACGGCGTCCAAATCTGACGGCACATTCACGTTCGGGACTACGTCCTTAGCTGCAGCTAACACGACGGTCGCTTATACGGACAGCGCGACGAATACGGGCTTTGCTGATCTGCTGACGGATGCAGATGTTGCAAGCTTCACCAGTGTCGACGCCTTGGGCCAGCGCGGGCTACTGACTTTCGGGCCGCGCTTTGCCTTCACCGATGTGCTGAACGTCACGTCAATTTCTGCGCTGAACTATTATACGGCGGAAAGCAGCCCGGATACGCTGATTGCCGGACGTGTGGTGGGCGAGCTTTACTACCTCTTCGGCTCGCAGACGATCGAGCCATGGGCTCAGACGGGAAATTCTGACGATCCGTTCTCGCTCCAGCCGGGCATGACGCAGCAAGTTGGCTGCTTCTGCCGGGACGGGATCATTCGCGCCGACAACACGCTGTTCTTCATTGACGAGGCTGGGAACCCTCGCCGGCTGGGACAGGGTTCCAGCCCGATCCTGAACCCCGAAGATCCGTGGGTCAGTGACCTGCTTCGCTTGGCCGGCGCCGAGAATATCCGCGGGATCATGTATCAGGATCGCGCTCACGTTTTCGTCGGCTGGCGCACGCCAATTGGGACTGTGATCTACGACGTGCTGACCCAGCAATGGCATACCCGGGGAACGCTCAATTCTGACACATGGCGTTACACAGCCATCGTTACGGCAGGAACGCGAACATTTGTGGCAGATGCTGACGGTATCTTCGACGAACTGTCACGCGATTACACGTCCGAACACATGGCGGATGCCTCGACCATGGGAACCGAGATCGTTCGCGAGTTCACGGCCATTGCGCCCGCGCTTCCGAACCGGATCGCAATCAACACGGTAAGGCTTGAGAGCGCCAAGGGTGTTGGCCTGGCCGCAGGGCAGGGCTCGGACCCCATCGTTCGCATGCGCTTCTCTGTCGATGGCGGCAACACATGGTCGCCTTGGCGTGATCGTCCCCTCGGGGTTCAGGGCCGATATGATCAGCCGACGATCTGGCGCCGCTGTGGCCGGGCAGGACGCCAAGACATGGTGTTTTGGTTCTCCAAGTCCGACCCGGTGAAGGAAGCCTATCTCGGCGTGGTCATCAATGAGGATGAAGCCGCGTGACCAACAAGCAGCTAGCCGCAGCTCGCCGCGCTATGAACCGCTTTCCGTCGTACCGGATCGAGAAGAGCGGCGAGATGCTGACACCTTATCGCGGTTCAGTCGCGGGACCCCCTGTGACCGTGACGGACACGATGACGGAAAGCGAAGTCGTTCAGACGCTAATGGCAAGCTGTGCGACCTTAGATGGCTGAGCAGAGACAGGCGCCGCAGCCACCACCACAACCTTGGTTTGATCCAAAGACGGGCAACGCAACCGAAGCTTTCCGGCGCTACATTACCGGAGAATTCAGCGCTTCAACGACGAACGTGAATAGCGGTGTAGCCGAGGCGTTGGCCGCCGCCGCTGCTGCACAGGCAACCGCCAACGGCGCGGCCCAGCAGGCTAATGGCGTCGGCTCAGAAGCCCTGCCGTTCTCGGCATCTATCAGCCCCGCCGTGGCGACTGGAACGGGCAAGGTGAATATCACGACTAACACCGTGACATGCACACCTTCGGGCGGTGTCGCGCCTTACAGCTATGCATGGAGCTACGTGGAGGGCGATGCGGTGACGGTCCTCACCCCGCTCGTGAACAACACGAAGTTCCGCTCCAACACGACGTCCAGCGCGGTCTACGCCTGCACCGTCACCGACGACACGCCCGGCACGCCTCTCGTTGCGGTGGCGAATGTTGGTGTGTCGATCACTAACAACACGGACTAGTTTTGTCCCCCTCAGTCGGAACAGACATGCGATGCCGGTAGATATCGGAACCAGTGGCAAATCAACGATAGCCAATGGCTTGAAGGGCGCGACACCGGCATCCTCTTCAGGCGGTTGGGGTGACGTGCTCGAATGGCTTGTGCCTGCAGGCGCGAGCCTTGCCGGTGGATGGCTATCAGGACAGGCCGGCGAGGCTGCCGCAAACGCAGATCGAGACGCGGCGCAGGCGAACGTTCAGCTAAGCCGCGAGGTCTACAACGACCAACGCAACCTAGCTCGTCCCGGCTACCTGACGGGCGGGGCCGCAACAAATCTGCTCGGCGCCCAGTTCGGTATCGGCCCTCAAAACTATGAGGCAGCGTATGCCGGTGGTGGATCTGGAGGGGGCGGAACGTCTGACGGCTCTGTCGCTCTCCCGAACTTCGGCGCAGGACAACCTGTTCAAGGCCATTCAGGCGGTGGTGGTGGCAACGCGCTTACTGCCGGACTTGGCTCAGCAGCAGGAACATTCTTCGGCGGTCCAATTGGTGGAGCCATCGGTGGAGCCATCGGCGGCCTCATCCGAAACGGCGGCGACAATTGGCAGACCATCGCAACACAGGCTCCGGGCGGTTTCGATTATGCAGGGTACATGGCGGCGCCGGACCTCCAGGCTGAATGGGCCAAGCCTGACGTTCAATCGTTGTTTGCGGGCAATCAGGACGCTTACGCCAACTGGCACTACAACAAGTTCGGTAAGGGCGAAGGTCGCCAACTGAACTCGACGGCGGCTCCTACCTCGGGCACAGGCACGGGCGGGACTGGCGGGACGGGTGGAGCTGGTACAGGAGCCAACGCGCTCGCAGATCCGATGGCTGGCTTCATGTCGAGCCCGTACGGCAAAATCGCAACGAGTGGATTCCGAGGCGTCGATACGCCTGAAATTAATGGCGCCTACGCGCGTGGGGGCAAAGTGCTCTCCGGCGCGCAGAGCATCGCGCTGGATGAGCGCGGCAAGGCTCGCCTCGGCGGCGCTTACGGCGATTACACCAACGGGCTTCGCTCTCTTGCTGGTCTGAACCAGACGGCATCATCGCAGGTCTCTTCTGCGGCCGGGACATATGGCGCCAATGCTGGCAACGCGAACACGGCGGCAGGGCAGGCGAAGGGCAACGCGCTCTCCAGCGCTTACGGAGGCATCGCCCAAGGCATCAGCGGCGCACTCGGCGGCCTTCAGGACTTCGGCAAAAAGCAATGGGGATGGGCATGATGGCTAACGCGCTCGCCATGATGATGCCGCCGACCGGGCTTCCGGGTGTCGATCCGACCCGCCAGCCGCCCATGCCGGGCATGTCCACGTCAACGGCTGTTGCTCCCGCTCCAATGCAGGCGCCGCGCCAGAACGCGCTTGCGACTCCGATGACGGCCAACTTCAACCCGCCGAAGCCGAAACAGCAGAACATGCTGCTAAGCTCGGCGGTGAATGGCTTCCAGCGCGGGCTTGATCCCAAAGGCTGGCAGGCCGGACAGGATCAGGCGAAAGCCGACAAGGCCGAGGGCGTCAAGAAGCAGATCGCCATGCTCCAGAACATCCGCGCGCTTCCGATGGAACAGCGGATGCAGGCGCTTCCGCAAATCTCGCAGTCCATCGGCAAGCAGATTCCGCCCGAACTGATGCAGGACCAAGCGATTGATACGCACCTTGCCATGCTGATGGGTGAAGCGGGGATGGCGCCCAGCACGCCGGAGCCGATGAGCGAATACCAGCGCGCTCAGATCGCGTTGGAAGAGCAGAAGGCAAACCAGCCACGCAACCAGTTCATTCAAGGGCCGGACGGAGCCATCTCCGTTGGCAACCTCAATGATGGAACGATCCGCCAACTTCAACCCGGTCAACCGAAGCCTGATCCGGCGAACTACGACATGGTCACGACCGCAGACGGCGTCATCGCGGTCAACAAGCGCAACCCGAACGACAAAATCAGAATCGGCGCAGCGCCGCCGAAAGCTGGCTCTGGCTCCGGCGCCAACGCCCGCAACCCGAACGGCCTGACCCCGTATCAGGAAATCCAGTTCCAGTACAAACTGGACGATCTGGATCGCGAGCTTGCCGACAAGGAGCGCTCGCGCCGTACGAATCTTTCCACGGTCAATGGGTCGATCGCTCTGCTCGACAGTTTCACTGGCGATCTGTCCAAGACCCCGGAAGGCGCGGAAAACTTCCGCGAGGTCTACGGCAACTGGGTCAATCCGACCGGCGAGGGCGACGACATGCTAAACCCACGGGTTCAGCCGGGTAGTAAGCGCGCGAACGGCATGGCGATGCTTGAACAATTGGGCGGCAGAGCCTTCCTCGACTCAATTGCTGCGATGCGCGGGACAGGTCCGCTGTCTGACCGTGAAGGCGCTCGTGTGACGGCGGCAGCAACACGCCTTACGGCAGTTACGCAAAGCGATGAAGCGGCGCTTGAGGCGGCCAAGGAGTTTCGCGCAGCTCTAGTGGCCTACAAGTCGGCACTTGAGCAGGACATCGAGACGAACCGCAGAGCTGAAGCGTCTCGCAGGGCGCAGATGCAGGCGATGCTTGGCCGCAACCCGGCTGGTCAACAGGCTCCAGACGGCGAAGACGACGACATGGACGGCCTCATCGATGGCCTCTTTGGCGACCAAGGCCAAGAGGACGACGACGTCAGCGATCTTCTGGACAAGTACAAATAATGCCCACTAGAGAAGAGCTTGCAGGCGCGCTGCGTAAAGCAGACGCGGCCGGAAACGTTGAGGATGCGCGCCGTATCGCTGGCGCTATCCGTGCGTTCGACGCCAAGGCAAAGCCTGCCGCTCAAACCGTCAACCCCATGGTCGCTCAGGGGCAGGCGGCCCAGCAGGCGTGGCGCGACGGTGGGGCCAAGCCAGCGAACCCGAACCCCGAAAACCCGATCACGCAGGCCGTGCGCAGCAGTCAGCAGAAAGCGATGGGCCAGTGGGCCGCCGACAGGCGCGCAGAAGCAAATGCCCCGCAGGACGAAATCGACCGCAGGAAAGACGCTTACCGCCAGAAATATGGGCCTGACGTCAAGTTCGCAGGTCCTGGATTTACCGCTGACCCGAATGATCGCGCCGAAGAAGCTCTCTCAGTTCGTTCGATTATCAGCGCCGCCAATACTGTTCCCGGCACGGTAAACGCCATCCTTGAGGGATCAGACACGATGTTTGGGTCGGGTCGGCACTTTGACCAGATGACCGGCGAAGAATTGCAATTCTCCAACTCACCAAAGCCACAGCAAGCTGATCCGGTGCGCGTTACGTTTGGAGATCGTGGCGCTGGTAATGGAACAGGTCTGCCACCTCCCGCTGTCGAGCCAACGCGCTATCTGCCACAACTCAACCTTTCCCCAGCCACGTCTGTAGCCGAGATGGGCGCCGACATGACGGGAGCATTGGGCGCGTATGTGGTAATGCCCGGCAAGGTTATTGATCTTGGGTTCAAAGCAGCCGGCGCGGCGGTGCGTGGCTTAGGGCCTGTAGGCCGGGCGGTCACCGCCATAACGCCTCAAGGTGCTGGTGTTGTGGACAAGTCGCTTCGCTACGGCGGGCGTATGGTTAGCACTGTTCCCGAGAACGCGGCACATGCCTTTGCATTCGGTGCGATGGCCGGCGAAGATGGGTCTCGCATGGAGACGGGGGCGCAGTTCGCCGCTGATCCGCTTAACTATCTTGCCCAACCGGTCGCATCCCTGATCCAGCGCGCAGGCGTCGCGCTCAAGACGATGGGCGCCCGCGTTACGCCCGAGGCCGTCCAGCTTCAGCAAGCCATGCAGACCCTCCAGCGCGGTAACGCCACGCCAGAGCAGGTGCGTCAGGCAGTTGCGACGATCAACAAGATCACGCCTCCGAGGCCCGCTGAGACGGCCCCGCTCGCTGGCGCGGCAGATGAAGCACCCGGCGCACAAAACGCACCAGCGCCCGTGCAGGGCCGGTCAGACGCGGCGATTGGTGCGGCTAAACAACAGGCCGAGACCCGCGCCCAATTGCAAGCGGCGCTCGACGCTGCCAATGCGCGCGGAGACAGGGAAGCGGCGGCCCAACTGGAAAGCCAGCTTCGCGATTCTACGTTCATCATAGACCCGCAGACCGGACAGCGGGCAGGTGCGGCCACCCGAGCCGCGCAGCCCCAGCCCATCCCCACGGCCACGCAAACCGCAGCAGGCGCACCCCCGATTCAGCCCCCGCCCCCGGCTGTTGCATCGGCCAATGCGGCTGTCCCGACACCGGGCGTTGTTCCTCCGGCTGGCAACCTCGTCCCGATCCCGCAGAACGAGGCGGTGGCGGCCTTCAACGCCCTTCCGCCCAAGACGCGCGAAGCGATGCTGCGGACCCTCAACTCTGCTGGCATGGATGCCAACGGCTTCTGGAGCGATACCTGGCGCAAACTGACGGGCCGCTTCCGCAACTCATCCGAGGCGATGGACGCCATCCGCAAGCTTGGCGACATGCCGGAAGACCAGCAGGTCATGTTTGCGCTTGAGCTGATCAAGAACAATGGCGGGGATCTGGAAACGATCCTGCCGGCCATGGGTCGAAAATGGGCGACTGAGGGCGCGCGTGATCCGCAACTCTTCGGCGGCACTGACCGCGCCCGCGAGATCATGGACGCCAACGTCCCGAAGGTCATCAACAGCCAAGGCGAGCGTGTTGCGGGTATTGCGGAAGACAAATTTGGACCCGGCATTGTTCCGGCCGGCGAAGCGATAGATGTTGAAAAGCGGGTTCTTGCTAAGCAGTACGACACGCTTCTGAACCCGCAACGCAAACAGTACGGACGCCTTCGCAATCCGCAAAAGCTCGCGTCGATCGACAAGGCGTGGAACGATATCAAGGCATATCTGAAGCGCCCCGAAGTCATCGATCAGATGCCGGATTGGGTGAAGCTGAAGGTGATGCAGCGCGCGTCCGAGGACATGCGCAACATCGGCTTCACCGACGCTGAGATGTCAACCATTCTGGCTGGCGACGGTGCAGTTTTGGCCCCGCTGTTTGAGGCGTCTGGCCCGCTCACCTGGTCCCCCCAAATGTGGACCCACCTCGTTGATCAGTATCCGACGCAAGCTGCCCACGTCCTGCAATCGGCCTATCGCGAGGCTGCCGATGGTCTCATGTCGGGCGTTAGTCGGACGCAGGCCGATGTGACCAATGCCCAGTACCTCATGCGCCTGCGCGGCGAGAGCGGGAAGGGCGGTCTGGTTGACATGCTGGAGCGTGCCATTCCCGGCAAGGGTGGCAAGATCGATGGCGAGGGCGGCTATCAGTGGACCCGCACGAACTTTGGTGACAATCGCAGCGCTGAGCGCGCTTTCGATATTCTGGAACGCTTCAAGACTGCCGCCAACAGTGAAGGCGATGTTGCGGCCATCATCAAGGAACTGAAAGACCTCCCGGCCCGTCACCGTGAGGCTGCCGAGAACCAGATCACATCGCTGATCAGGCAAGAGCTTGGCCGCAAGGTCGATAACGTCAAGCTTTCCGAACTCGACAACCCTGATCGCTTGTCGGCTCCGAACCTGACCGCGCTGTCCAATCAGAACTTCCTCAACGCTCTGGAAGATGTGTTCGGCCCGCGAGGCAAGGAGCTTGCGGACGGCATCCGCCTGGCGCGTGCAAGCACAGACACGCTCACCAGCATTTCCCCGAAGTACAACTCGCGGACGCAGCTTAATGCGGAAGATGTCAAGAACGCTGGCGCTCGCTACGAAGATCCAGCAGGCGCAGAAGGCGGCGTCATCGACAAGACCGTTGGCGGCTTGGCCTCAGGTGGTCTGGCTACGGGCGGTGCGGCGGCTCTGGGTATTTCAGCCGCGGGCGGCCTCACGGTCCCGCTGCTTGGCCTTGCTGCGGGCAAGGCGCTTTACAACGCCTACAAGGCTGGCAAGCGCCTTTCCAACACCGAGCGCAACCAGCTCGTAGATTTCCTGTTCCGCGCTCGCAAAGCAGGAGAGGGCGATCCTCTTCCGCGCAAGATCAACCATGGCAACGTCCTTCGTTCCGCTGCTGTCAATGCAGCTGTAGGCGGCACAATTGGCGGCTTGAGTTCAGAGGGCGATCCGAACGCGATTGCGGCTGGTATTGTCGGCGGAGCAGGTTTCGGCGCGGCTCGCAAGATCATTCGCAGCCGCTCCAGTCTCATCAAGCCGCCGGGACCGGTTGGCCCACGAAGGGGGCCGCGCGGTCCTGCAACTCCAGTCAACGCGCTTCGCGGCCCTGGCGGCTCAACGCCTCCATCTTCCCCCCCCAACGCCCTCTCCACCCCACCCCGTCCTCCTGTGAAAGCAGGGTTCGGAGGAAGCTCTAAGCCCCTCCCCATGGATGAAGGGGCGCGCTTGCCTGAGCATGGCTATGACGCCATCCGCATTGGTCCCGCGACCGTGGAAATCACTCGCGTTGGAAACGAGGCGACAATCAACCGCCTCAAGGTTCCCGAAGGAGAACGCGGCAATGGCGCTGCATCTCGGGCGCTTGATGCGGTTCTGCGCCAAGCAGATGCGGAAGGCGTGACGCTGTTCCTGACGCCCGAGCGTATCGGAGATAGTGGCCTATCCGACGCGCAACTGAAAGCATTTTACACCCGACATGGCTTCGCGAGCAATCGCGGGCCGGATCGGGACTTCAGCACACGGGCCACGATGGTCCGCAAGCCTCGCCCCGCTGAAGCAGGAAGCAGCAAGCTACTGGCTGGGATGGGTGGAAGCGAAGGGATAGGCGCTGGTGGCGGTGCAATCGCTGGTGGAGTTCTGGCGCCGGACACGAACGATGATGGCGTGGTCGATGCTGGTGAGCGTGCGGCGGGCGCACTTGGTGGCGCTATCACTGGTGTCACGTTCGCGAAGGTTGCGAAGGGCGGAGTAAACTCCGTTCGCAGGGCTATGGCGCCGCAAGCTGACGTTGTTGCCGAAGGCGCTCGCCCGCTCGGACCGCCTCACATCGCCCGCAAAACCAGCTTCACGGCAAAGGACGGAACAGCCTACACCGTGGACTTCGAACAAAGCGCACAAGGCGGAGTGGAGGTCACATTCCATCCAAACAGCGGACCTCGCGCAACCAAGTCCGCGATGGAGGACGAGTACGCTCCGCTCGGGAACGGCACGCTAAGCGATGCGATCGAAGTCTTCCGCAATGTCGAGAAGGCGATCAAGGAAGACATCGCGATCAAGGGCGAGCCGCGCTATATTGTTCAAGGCCGCACGAAGCGCCAGCGCGATCTCTACAAGCAGTTTGCTCGTACACAGAAGCCTCCAGAAGGATACGCATGGCGCGTCGAAGAGCGCCCCGGTCAGCGAGATTTGCTGACGCTGGTTCGCGGTGATGCCGCGCCCAAGCCTGCGAACGCACTGAAGCCCGCACAGGCTGGCTTTGGTTTCGGCGGAGGCCGCAAGCCGCCAACAGAGGTCGCGCGCGTCGCATTAGCAAAGACCCCCGCGATCCCGCAGCGCAAGCCCACCGCCGACGAACTCCGCATCAGTGAAAGCATCAACGGGATGCGCGCCTCGAATATGGGCGACGCCAACATCTCGGAACGCCTCTCGCTCTCCGGCATCAACATCTCGCCGGATCGTATCGAGCATTTCGCGAAGATGACGCCTGCCCAGCCTGCGCGTGTCATGTCGCCGGATCGTGTTGACGAGTTCGCCCGCAACGGGCAGCGTATTGTTGAACTACGCAGCGTCGGCTTGCCAGATGCGGAGATCGCTAGAGACCTCGGCATCGATAGCGCTCCTCCGCAAGCCCGCGAACGTCTGTTCAGAAGCTATCTCGCCGCATTCGAAAGCGGACGCACCGCTGAAGTTCCCGCAGGACCGCAACGCGGCAGGTTCGATCCGACGCCGGACGAAACGGTCATCGATCCCGGCAAAGGCAGCAATCTCCCGGCGCCCAAGCCCACCCAAGCAGGCTTCTCCTTCGGAGGAGGGAAGGGGCCGCCCCAACCGCAGGCGAATGCTCTGGCGTCTCCGCCGAAGAAGCCGGCGCCGGTTCTGTCTCGGGCTGCCGAAGAGGCGACACGCGAACTAAAGGCCGCTCGCAGCGCGCACACTCGGGCTTCGAACAAGTGGGTGATGAAGGACGATCGCGAACGCATCGTGAAACCGTTGGAAGATCGCGTTATTGCCGCAGAAAACAAGCTCGCCCAGGTGCTGAAGAATGACGCGCGCCTGAAAACACTGGAGGCGCGGGGTCGATCGATAATCGAGTCTCCGAGCGTGAGGCAGCCCATCGCCTATGGTGTCGGTGGCGCGGCGCTCGGCGGAGCGGCAATCGGTGGCTACAACGCACTGATGCCCAAGGATCGTGGTGAGCGCCCAATGTCACCAACCTCGCCCGAGTTCTACTGGACGACCGTGGTTGCTGACAAAGACAAGATGGTTCCCGTCCAACTCGCGCTCAAGGAATGGGGCGAATGGCCGGACGACACCGAAGCAACCGGCATCAACGGCAAGGTCACTAAGGCGGCAATTCGTGCGTGGCGCTATGATCGCGGCCTAGATCCCGACGCGCCGATGACGAAAGCCGACACAGCACGCCTTCTGGCAGGCCCTAGAGGGTATCAGGATCGCGACGGCAAGTCGTGGCGCTATGGGACGGACGGCGCACGGGTATCACCGCCCTGATGGCGAACGCGCTCAACGATAGGGCGAATCCGTAGATCCACCACGAAACCAGAAACTCGCTGCTGCGCTCGATGCCAAGAGCGGCCATGGCCAGAATTACAACCGGCGTCGCTAGGGTAAACCCTAGGAAGCAGAGAACTGAAGCGGCTACCGCGTCGCGCATTCGCAACCATTAACACAAATTCCCCGCCCGCAAAACGGCCCTCGCCCTTTCGGTGAGCGCCTTCGCATGTCTGCACCTCGGAGAGCCTGAATGGCTGCTATTGCCTTAGTCGGAACAATGGTTGCTCCCGGTGGCGGTCCTGCGTCGGGGTGCAAGCTGACAAGCTGTATCCGCAGCACCTCGACTCCGAGCCCGCTCTATTCCGATGTCGGCCTCGCGACACCTACGACGAACCCATATGTTGGCGATGCTGACGGAAGGCTCGATTTCTATTTCAGCAGCCTGATCCAGTACACATGGACTGTTCGAACGTCCGATGACGCCACGATCATCTGGCAGGCGGATGTTGTCGGCGGAGTGGTGACTGTCACCTACGCAGATGGCGTACTGATTCATTCCACGTGGGCGCCGCCTCTTGCAAACCAGCTCGGCTCCGGCTGGGCAACCCATTTCGGCAAACCGCTGCCGTTCTTCTTTGCTGCTGACTATGGGGTCGTTGCTGATGGTGTGACTAACGATACAGCGGCAATGAACGCTGCGTGGGCTGCGGCTGCAGCGGCAGGTGGGGGTATATTGGTTCTGCCGGCGGGCACGATCCTCTGCACGGGAGCGCTCGCGTTCAACGGATCGAACGTCACCGTTTGGGGAATGGGCCGAACGGCAACCACCCTATATTCGACGTACACCAGTGGCGCGGCTATCACCTTGGGCAATGGCTCAACTCAGACGATCGAGTACGCTTTCGAGAATATAGACTTCATCGGGGTTGTCTCCCAGATTTTCTTCAAGACGCGTTTTGTGCGCGGGCTCTACATCCGCAAGTGCCGCTGGTACGCTGACACGTTCTTGCAACTTGGCGAAGCGGACGACGGACTCACCAAGCCGACCTACGTGGTCCATCTCGTGGACAACTCGGACGCGTACCACATGGTGAACGAGACCCCTACACTTCACCATATCGTGGCGGAGAACTTCCAGGGTCAGTTCGTGATGACGGACACGTTCGTGGAGGGAAGCTTCACACCCAGTCTCCACGGTTTCTACGCAACCCCAAACATCCAGTCGCGGATCGACCACTTCATCGTCAGCGGCGGTTACTTCTCGCGCTTCGACATCAACTACAACTTCACCGACGCGCGAATCGTCAACTTCTACGTTGCTTCGACGCACCTTTCGGAAGGGGCCATCACCAACGCCATCTGTTTGTACGTCACATCCAGCACAGCCAAGAACGTCGCCAACGTTGGATGGGAAAAGATATTCATTGCCGGGACCTACGCAGCCAGCAGCGGCAACGGCATCTACGTTCGGTGCGAAAGGCTCAGTGCCGGCGTTACCCAGCTCGCGTTCGGCGATGTCGCCTTTACGGCCGAGCAGGGAATTACTCCAATCCTGTTCCAGAACGACGCGGGCCAGACGATGGGCATCGTCACCATCGCGTCGGT